TGTCCGGTGCCTGGCGCGGCAGCCGCGAGCTGATCGAGGGCACCGGCCCCAACATCGACCGCATCGTGCTGGCCGAGATGATCAAGGACTGGCGCCGCGACACCGAGGCCGGCCTGGTCGCCGCCCGCGAGCTCGCCCGGTCGACCTACGACGCCGCGAGCCTGACGACCGGCACGCTGCTCGAGGGCGAGCTGATCGACTTTTTCGTCGACCGCACCGAGGCGCCGTCCGTCCTGGGCATGAGCTCGACGGCGTTCAAGCAGTTCGCCGGCGAGGACGCCGGCGACGGCCGCAAGCGTTACCCGATGCTCAACCCGAGCAACGCGAGCGGCACCAGCGCCCCCGGCTTCATGTCGCTGAACATCCAAGGTGTGCCCGGCGAGCTCGCCTGGTCCGCGCTGGCCGGCGACGTCTGGGCCGTCAACGGCGCCGACGTCGTGCACGCCGAGTCGACGCCGCGCACGTTCAAGTTCGAGGAGGTCGAGGGCCCCGGCATCATCAAGCTGGCGCTCTGGGGCTACGCCGCCGACCACGTCTACCGCGCGCTGGGCGTCAAGCGGTACAAGATCGGCGCCTGATCGTGACCCTGACGCCGGCCTGGGTCGACGCCGCCGTCGTGCAGCTGCACGTCGGCGGCGCCGTCCCCGACGACGAGCTGCAGCCCTACGTGACGGCCGCGGCGGCATACGTCGCCGCGCGCCGCCCCGACCTGCAGCTGGTCGACACGTCAACGCCGGCTGACGCGCCGGGCGACGTGCAGCTGGGCCTGGCCCTGCTGGTGGCACGGTGGCGCGCCCGCCGCGGCACCAGCCTGGGCCTGCAGAGCTTCGACGCCGGCGTCGTCGGATCGGTCGTGCGAGCAGACACCGACGTCGCGCGGCTGCTGGGCATCGGCGTGCACACCCTGCCGGCGATCGGCTGACCCATGGGCACCACCCTGGCAGCCGCCCAGCAGCTCGAGGCCCAGCTGGCTGCCGCCCTGACCGCGGCCGGCAGCAAGGCCCGCGCGAGCTGCGACCCCGAGACCGCCCTGCAGGCCGCACTCAGCCACGGCGGCCTGCTGATCGGACCGCCGCAGACCACCTACGGCGCGACCTACGGCAGCGACCTGGCGACGTTCACCGTCACCGCGGCCACCACCGACGCCGGCGGCTACCTCAAGGCCTGGCAGCGCCTCGACGACCTGCTCGACGTCGTCGCCGCCACCCTCGACGTCGCCGGCGTCACCCCCGGCCAGCTGTCGGCGCCCACCGGCGGCGATCCGCTGCCGGCGTTCGTGATCACCCTCGAGCCCATCGACTTGTAAGGAGCAACACCCATGACCACTGTCAGCAAGCTGCGCCGCGGCACCCTGACGCTCGACGCGACCGAGTTCGCCACCCAGGCCCAGAATGTGCGCCTGGTGCCGGACGTCGACGAGGACGGCGACGCGCTCGAGGTGCTCGACGGCACGATTCTCGAGCCGGACGAGACGACGACCTGGGCGCTGCAGTTCGTCGCCGTGCAGGACTTCGACGACCCCGCCGGCCTGCAGGCCTGGGCCCTCGCCAACGCCGGCGAGGTCGTGCCCTACGTCTGGTCGCCGTCCGACGTCCCGACCGGCGTCAGCTACGCCGGCAACGTCAAGGTGCGCGCCCTCGAGATTGGCGGCGACGTCGGCAGCCGGCTCGACGTCGAGGCCGAGTGGCGCTGCACCGGGGCGCCCACGCCCACCTACCGCACCGGCGTCTGACGTGCCCCAGGGCCCCGTCGTCAAGCTCGAGGGCGGCAAGCAGCTGCGCCGTCACCTCAAGCGGATTGCCGACGGCGCCCAGGACATGAAAGAGGCAAACGCCCGCGTCGCCGCCCTGGTGGCTGCAGAGTCCGCCAGGGCGGCGCCGCGCCGCACCGGCCGGCTGGCCGCGACGCTGCGCGGAAATAAGGCCGTCGGCAAGGCCGTCGTCACAGCCGGCCGCGCCGCGGTGCCGTACGCCAACCCGATTCATTGGGGCTGGCCGAAACGGCACATCAAGCGAAACCCGTTCGTCTGGGACACCGCCCAGCGGACACAGAGCACCTGGCTGCCGATTTACGAGGCCGAGCTGCAACGGCTGGTTGACCGCCAGGACTGACACGACAGGAGCGCACCACCATGACCACGACCGCCCCGTTCACCCTCGACGACCTGACGCTGAACGAGTACGCCATGCTCGCCCGCAAGATCAAGGGCGACCCCCTCTACGCCCTGACCGCCCCCGGCAGCATGACCGGCGCTGAGGCCCTCGCCGGCCTCTGCTGGCTGCACGACCGCCGCGAGCAGGCCGGCGTCAAGTTCGAGGACTATCTGACCTGGTCGCCGCGCCAGGCCCGCGAGCACCTGGGACACCTCGACGCGCTCGAGGCCCAGGCCCAGCTCGACGACGAGCTCGACGACGAGCTCGACGACGAGCAGCCCGACCAGACCGTGATCGAGTCGGCGACCGCCAGCGCATCGGAGGTCGCCGGCGCCCTCACGGACCCTTCGACCCCGCCGGCCTCGCCCTGCTCGCCTACCTGACAGGCGCGACGCCGGCGCAGCTGCGCGACTGCACCAGGACCGAGCTCGCCCACACCTGGCAGCTGGTCGCCGCAGCTGACCGAGAACGCAAGCGACAGAACCGCAAGAGGAAGTGAGGCAACCAGGTGAGCGCGACACTGAAGGTCGAGATCCTGGGCGACGCCAAGAGCGCCGTACGCGCCGCCGACCAGACCGGCCGCGCGTACAGCCGGCTCGAGGGCGACCTGGGCAAGACCGAGGGCCGCGCACGCCGAGCTCGCTCGAGCTTCGCCGGCGCCGCCGGCGGCATGGCAGCCATGGCCGGACCAGCCGCCGCCGCCGGCGCCGCCGTCGTCGGCGCCGGCGCCGGCCTGGTCAAGCTCGCCGGATTCGCCAGCGACAGCGCCGAGGCCCTCAGCGCCGCGCAGCAGGTCTACGGCAAGGGCTTCGCCCAGATCGAGTCGGCCAGCAAGAGCGCCGCGACGACGGTCGGCCTGTCACAGACTGAGTACCTCGACGCCGCTAAGACGCTGGGCGTATTCGGCATGTCGGCCGGCAAGAGCGGCACCGACCTGGCCGGCTTCTCTCAAGAAATGGTCAAGACCGCCGCCGACCTGGCGAGCTTCCACAACACCGACGTGCCGACCGCGATCGCCGCTATCGGCTCAGGGCTGCGCGGCGAGGCCGAGCCGCTGCGACAGTTCGGCATCCTGCTCGACGACGCCAGCCTGCGGCAGCAGGCCCTGAGCATGGGCCTGATCAAGACCACCAAGACCGCACTGACCCCGCAGCAGAAGGTGCTCGCCAGCCAGCAGCTCATTCTCAAGCAGGTGGGCGCAGCCAATGGCGACTTCGCGCGCACCTCGAGCGGCGCCGCCAACCAGCAGCGCATCCTGACGGCCCAGATCAAGGACCAGGCCGCCAAGCTGGGCCAGGGCCTGCTGCCGGCCGGCACCAGGGTCCTGACCTGGCTCAACTCGACCATTCCCAAGGTCGTCAGCCTGGGCTCGAGTTTCGGCAGCAAGATGCGGCCGGCCGTCGACGGCGCCAGGGCCGCCGTCGCCATGGTCACGTCGGCGTTCAAGAGCAACCAGGGCAGCATCAACAGCCTGCGCCCCATCGTCGGCGCCCTGGCGACCGCCCTGGGGCACACCCTGGGCGCCGCGTTCCGTGTCGCCGGCGCCCTGATCAGCGCCCAGATCACCCTCTGGGGCTCGCTCGCCCAGGCTGCACAGTGGGCCTGGGACAAGGTCACCGCCGCCGCACGCGGCATACGCGACGCATGGAATGGTGCCAAGAGTCTGATCGGCCTCTCAGCCGGCCCCGTCGCCGTCGGCTACGTGCCGACCGCGACCGCCGGCGGCGCCTACGCCACGGCCGCCGTCGGTGCGCCGTTCACGGCCATGGGCCAGCTGCTCGCCGCCCGCGGCGGCAGCTCGACGACCTACGTCGACCGCCGGACGTTCGTCAACGTCGACGGCGCCCTCGACCCCGTCGCCGTCGGCGACCAGCTGCGCCGCATCCTGCGCGACGCTGACCGCAGGGACGGCCGCTAATGGCAACCAGGATTGACACCGGCGGCCGGCTGCTGGTCAAGCTCGCCGGCGACGCCGGCGAGCTGATCCCCGCCCCGTTCGCCGTCGAGACCTATCGGGCCCTGTTCCCTGCCGAGGACCTGACAGACGCCAGCCTCGACGGTCTGCGCGCGGCCTGGTCCGGCGCCGAGCTGGGCGCGTTCGACTACGTGAGCGCCACCTTTGGCGGCATCACTTCACGGTTCGGCCGCTTCCCCACGGCCGGCCGCGTCTACCTGGGCAGCCAGAACCGCCCCGCCCAGGTCGTCCCCGGCGACACCTACCGCACCGGCCTGAGCGGCTACCGCACCGCCGGCAGCAATGACCTGCGCGCCGGCGTGCGCTGGCGGCTCGCCGACGGCACCACCCGCGACGAGCTGCTGGTCAACATCCTGGGCAGCACCCCCGTGAACACCTGGCAGAGCCTGGCCGGCTCGACGACGGTGCCGGCTGACGCCCGCGGCGCCTCGCCCTGGGTCGAGTCCCCCGGCGGCTGGCACATCGACGTCGGCGCCGGCGCCACCGAGCTGAGCAGCCGCGTCGACGTCGAGGGCGGCAAGGTCACGATCCGCCGCGGGCGATCTTCTGGCGGCGACGGCGCCCCCGGTCCGGCAACCTGCTCGACGCGGCTCAATGCGACCACCGGCCTGCCGGTCGTCGCCGGCGACCAGGTGCGCGTCGAGCTGCCCGACTTCAACGGCGGCACCACGGTCAGGTTCCGCGGCTGGGTCGACGACCCCGAGCTCGAGGTCGGCCGGCGCAACCTGCACACCCTCGACCTGGTCGGCACGTCGGCCCTCGCCCGCCTGTCGTCCGTCGTGATCGGCGACACGCCCTGGCCGGCCGAGTCGGCGCAGCTGCGCGCCGACCGCATCCTCGACCTGGCGACCGCCGGCGATCCGTGGATCAGCTTCGCCCCGCGCAGCCTGGTGTCGGGGCCCACCCTGCGCGCCCGCGACGTCGACGCCCAGCCGGCGATCGACCTGCTCGACGAGCTGCTGCAGAGCGCCGGCGGCCTGCTGCGCGAGTACCGCGAGGGTGGCGTCGACTACGCCACGCCGCGCACCCTCTGGGGCGGCGTCGACACCCCCGACCTGCAGCTCTACGGCGGCCACTACGGCGCCCCGCTCAAGTTCCGCCAGGGCAGCTCGACCAACAGCGTGCGAGTTCTCTACGGCGACCCCGACGCCAACCCGCGGCCGGCCGTCGAGCTCGACGACGCCCAGGCCGTCGTCGACCGCGGCCGGCAGCACCGCACCATCACCACGGAGCTCGCCAGCCAGGCCGACGCCGAGCAGCTCGCCCGCGACGTGATCGCTCGAGGCGCCCGC